CATGGCATGGAATGATAGCCCATGTACATGACACCGGTCGAGTTTATTTTGCTCATGCAGGCGCCTGGACGCCATTGGCTAATTTCTCTGATGTTGCAGTTACTGGACTATTAGCTGGCAATAACGTAACTGTATCAAATAATAATGGCGTATACACCATAAATGCTGTGACTGGGGGCGGGGGTGGTGGTATCACACTAGAAGATGCTCAAGACGGTGCTGCTTCGTTGTTTGCAACTGGCTCGCATACTGGCATTTCTTTCAGTTACAATGATGTAAGCAACACTATCTCTGCGACAGTAGGCGGGATTACCCTAGGAACAGGGACTATAGGCAATTATGTTGCTAGTGTGCAAACGGGCACGGGAATCACAGGTGGATCAGCAGGATCAGAAAGTGCGGCTATTACATTGGCCATTGATACCGCAGTGGTCAGTACTTTGTCAGGCGCCCAGACATTAACCAACAAGACCATAAGTGGCTCGTCAAACACTCTGTCTAATATCGGCAATAATGCATTGACCAACAGTAGTATTACAATAAATGGTCAAAGTGTTAGTCTTGGCGGTACTATCACAGTTTCTTCGTCATCTAACCTAGACGGGTTAACTGATGTGACTATTACTACACCAACTACTGGACAAGTACTAAAATATAACGGTTCAACTTGGATAAATGATGCGGATGCTACTGCTGGAGGGGCCGGCGCTGGTACCGTTACTACTGTATCTGTTACATCTACAAATGGATTTGCTGGTACTGTAGCCACTGCTAGCTCAACTCCTGCAATTACAATCTCAACAAGTATTACAGGATTGTTGAAAGGCAACGGCACTGCTATATCAGCCGCTACAGCCGGGACTGATTATCAAGCACCTATTGGCACTATCAGTGGCATTGTCAAAGGCAACGGAGCGAATGCTCTTATTGCTGCGGTAGCGGGAACTGATTATCAATCAGCACAAAGCGTTACTGGCATTGTAAAATCAAGTGGAACAACTCGTTCAGCCGCAGTAGCCGGCACTGATTACCAAGCTCCTATCACACTTACAACCACAGGATCAAGCGGAGCGGCCACTTTCATCTCCAACACGTTGAATATACCTCAGTACTCAGGTGGTGGCGCCGCAGCATTTAATGACCTGACAGATGCATCCAGCACAGGATTAACTATAGACAGAATATATTTGCCAGCTATCACTATGCTAGATGTAACTGCCAATGGCACAAGTGCATATAGATTTGATCAGTATGGTACTACAGATGATCCTACTATAACTGCTATTAATGCAACGACAATAGCATTTAATTTAGCCGGAGCATCCGGTCACCCGTTTCTAATTCAGGACAACACGGGCACCAACTATAACACAGGACTGGTACATGTCAGCACCACGGGCGTGGTCAGCACAGGTACGAATGCACAGGCCAAGTCATCTGGTACATTGTATTGGAAGATTCCTGACTCTATATCAGGCAACTACAGATATCAGTGCGCATCGCATGCTGGTATGGTAGGCATCATAACAGTGAAAAACTTTGCAACGATATAATCAACTAAATATGAACAATAGGATAACATCATGGCTATAAATTTTCCAAATAATCCAGCGTTGGATCAAACCATAACTGTAGGCACCGATACCTGGATATGGAACGGAAGTACTTGGGAAGTAAGACCAGTATCATCACCTAGTTTCACTGATATTACTGCATCAGGAACAATAACTGGAAATGTTACCGGTGATGTCACTGGTAATGTCACTGGTAATGTCACTGGTAATGTCACTGGAAACCTAACAGGCAATGTCACAGGAAACCTAACAGGTAATGTCACCGGTAATACTAACGGAACTCATACCGGAGCAGTCGTTGGCAATGCTACTACAGCAACTACACTGGCAACAGCTCGAACTATTAACGGAACAAGTTTTAACGGCAGTGCAAATATTACAGTAACAGCAGCAGCCGGAACATTAACTGGTGCTGCTATAAATTCGTCCGTGACATCGTCTAGTCTCACCAGCGTAGGTACACTAAACAGTTTGGCAGTAACCAACGATATCACAGCTAATGCTAATGTTGTAATCAATCAAACTCCACAATTACCAACACATGCTACTAACAAACGTTATACAGATTCTAGAGCAATTGCTTTTTCAGTAGCATTGAGTTGAAACAAGGATAAAAATAGATGGCAAAGAAACAGTTAAGTAATTATAAATTTTTTCCTGGAGTCGTTCCTCCGGCCTATGGACAGTATCCGAACGCTGTGGCGTTAATTACTGCGAACAAAAATTTTGTAATAGAAGAAGCTAACCAGTATATCAAGAATCAGATAGCTGCTAACACCGGTAATGCTGGCAGCATTTGGTATGGCTATGTTTACGATGCCACACGTGAATTAAAATGTAAACGAGATATTGGGTATGTAATTGACGGCTATATCTACGATCTTACCTATGGCGGAAATTCGTTGACCTATGCGAATGCATCAAGATATTATATCGGCGGAGTGTTGCAGGTAGTATCAGGTGACGTTGAAGTTGATGTGCAGACCACAATCAGGACACAGATCAACGATTTAATCCTAACCAATGAAATTGATTCGTCTGTTTTAAATCTTGTAGGAGAACCTCAAGTTCTTCTAAGCGCTACCGCAGAAGCAGGTGCGTTTGCAGCATTCCTTACATTGGCCGACATCGTTATCGATGTAATTGATACAGGTCTCAGTACACTGCCAGACCCTGTAGCTCCTGACAGCCAAGGCGGCGGTCTATTACCTAATGCAGTTTATTTGTTGGAAGCAAACAAAAGATTCATACAAGAAGAAACCATTGCTTACATCCAATACAATGTTGATAACAACATCTCGCCCTATGCGAACTTTACCTACAATGCAGAAAAATGCAGACGAGATGTCAGTTATATTCTAGAAGGCTATCTCAGCGATTTGAAGAAAGGAGGTAATAGACAGACCTACTTCAACGCAGAAAAATATTGGGAAAACGGTGTTGCACAGGTAGACGGGGATCGTCAGCCTGAAATTTATGCTCACACCTTTATTAGAGATCTCATAGATAACTTTATTTGGGAAAATATAGCATTTACTCCAAGACAGATCCTAGTCAATCAAGTTCGCGACCTAGCTTATACTGCGGAAGAACCATCACAGACTAGATTAAAAGAACTCAGTAACATTGTGTTGGATGTGATCGAATTCGGTATATCAAGATTACCCACTAAGGTCAGTAACCGTGGTTATGTTAAGGTTCCCGGTTTTTTCAAACAAAAAGATCTACTGTTGATCACTAACAGTTCACGCAACATCATCATGTACAATTTTGCTGATGATAGTTTGGCTGCAGAAATCACCTATGCAGAAAATTATGATGAAAGTTTTGCCGGAGCATTATACGGTGTAGATAAAATCACTACCATAACCTTTGACATAGACACCAGTGCCATGATGGTCACTGACAATATACAGATTTTTGTAGAAGGCAAGGAACAGATAGTACGCATGAACTCCATAGCCACCGATGCCATGGAAAGACAAAAAGTAGGTATTCCGCAGAGCATGCTAGATGCTGACTTTGAGTATGGTCTTCAACCTACCAAGTGGCAGGCTATTGCGTTGATGCGTAACTATCCCAGCATCTATGAAATACCAGGCAGTGATATTCCGGTGATAAACGTGACTACAGATGCTAGCTCAGCTACCAGCGGAGTAGGAGCCAGTCTTATCACAGTGACTACCACATCTACCCACGGATTAGCTGTAAATGATGCTATAACAATCAAGGCACTGAGTAACAGTGTGCAAGGATTTAGCCGTGCTGAAGGCAGTTTTTTAGTTGCTGCCGTAGGATCACCGACTACGATATCTTATTATGCTAAGTCTAAAGTAGGAACCACCAACGGTGAAGTATTAGCCAGCACATACACACAGTTAAGAAAAGGTGGCTTCTACACCGGATCTGCTGTGGGTTCACCTAGCTTTGCTGTGGTGTCAGGCGGTAGTTCGGGCACTATAACTACTAGTTTGATCACACCAAGTGGAAGCACTGTGATTGGATTTACCTCAGGCGGCCCACAGCTAGGAGCACCACTCAGTGGTACTGGAGTTAACACTGGCACACAGATCACAGCAGTCGCCGGACCCGGCGGTGCAGCAGCGTCAACTACCCTTAGTGCCAACGCTGCGATCAGTGATACTACCATAGATGTCACTGATACCACAGGCATCGGCCCCGGTCTCGTGTTTGATCGTGGCGACGGACAGGCAGTAATAGTAACCGATGTCACAGGATCTACGGTCACACTCAGCGGAGCACTGACTTCTGCTATTATTGGTACTACGAAAACCTATACCAGCTTGACACAAGCGGCTACTAGTGGTTCAGGCTCGGGAGCACAGTTTAGTATATCAAGAAGTCCTGGATACGGAGTTACAGTAACTACCCCAGGCTCTGGATATGTAGGCACTGATACAGTTACTATTCTAGGTACTAGCTTAGATGGCGCCACTACTGCCAACGATGCCACAATAACTGTGGTTTCAGCGTCTCCTTTAAATGTGGCCGCTACTCTCGGAGCTGTTAGCCTAGGTGGCACAGGCTATACAAATGCAGTCGGAGCAGTGACAACCAGCGGTGGTTCGGGAACCGGACTTACAATAAACACTACTACTTCATTAGGAGTTATAACTGGCGTTACAATAAACGCTGGCGGCAGTGGTTACACCGCCAGCGAAGTGATTACCATAGGGCCTTTTGGTCGTGTTAACACTACCAACAACATAGTAGCAGGCACAGGATATGCCACAGCCAGTGGACTTTCAACAACCGGTGGCAGTGGTACAGGACTCACAGTAGATATTATAGCCAGTGCCAATGACAGTGGTGTAGTCTCTGTTTCTCTCACTACTGCCGGCACTGGGTACACTACCGGCACTGGAGTAGCGACCACAGGTGGATCGGGTTCAAACCTTACGGTAGACATCGTTGACGACGGCTCCGGTGTAATTACTTCGGCGACTGTGAATAATGGAGGAAGTGGATACACGATTGGTAATATTGTAACAGTTAATGGCGGCAATGCCGATGCTACAATAACAATCACCGATGTGAATAATGGAAAAATTACCAGTGTTACAGTTAATAATCCAGGATCTGGATATTCTAGCACTGAAACAATAACAGTAGTGCAGAGTGGCGGTTCTGGAGGTACTTTCGATGTAAATGCTCTACACACTCAAGCACAGACCACGGTGGCCACAGTAAGTCTTGGTGGTGCTATCCAATCTGCCACAGTCACCGGCACAGCAGTCACTGCTCCTACAAAAGATTTTATCAGTGCTTTTACAATCACTGAGCCAACCACTGCTGAAATAGCCAGCGGCAATACAGGACTTTCATTTACAGCCATATCTACCATAGGAGTTACATTTGCCACAGCACACGGGTTTGTGCCGGGAAATACCATCACAGTACAGATCACAAGTGCAGGAGCAAATGCTCAATTAGCAGCTGGTGCTTACTTTGTAGAAAGTGTACCAACTGCAACTACGTTACAGTACACAGCTAGATCCGCCGGGACCCTAGATAACACCCTGGTTGGACAGGTGTACGGTAGACCAGATTCATTCTTTATACACAGACCGTTTGATGGTGGAGTACAGTTAGGAACAGCTGGCCCGGCACACGGATCTACTGCTATACGTATGAGTAAAAAATACATACGTTACCAATCAGGTAAGGCAGTTACATATAATACTGGGGCTTTGTTTGCTCCCAGTTACGATCTACGTTCAGTTAGTGCCTCAGGCACAGCAGTAGGCAGTATTATTACTATAATCTGTGATGACACAGATCACGGATGTCAAGTTGGTGGTGTCATCACAATCTCAGGTGTTGTTACTTCAGGATACAACGGCACATATACTGTTAGCACTATAACCAATGAAAGACAATTGAGTTTTGTGGCCACACAGACCCTAGGCAGCACCTCACCTGTGTTGGGTAGTCCTTGTTTAATGAGTGTGAAGAATTGGCATGGTGCCACTGTGCGAGCAGGTATATTTGATGATCAGAACGGTATGTTTTACCAGTACGACGGACAGAGATTAGCGGTATGTAGAAGAAGCAGCACATTTCAAATTGCTGGTACTATCAGTATCAATGCAAATTCAAATTCAATAACCGGTACCAACACTCGATTCACAGAACAATTAGCAGCAGGCGACAGGATTGTCATCCGTGGTATGACTCATGTGGTTTCCAATGTGGCTTCAAATACCGCAATGACTGTGACTCCAGATTTTCGTGGAGTAAACAATGTCAACAGTGTAAAGATAACCAAGGTTGTGGATACGCTGATCCCTCAAGAAGATTGGAATCTAGATACCATGAACGGGTCTGGACCTAGCGGATATAACATCGACATCACTAAGATGCAGATGATCGGTATACAGCACACATGGTATGGTGCTGGATTTATTGATTTTATGATGCGAGGCTCAGACGGAAATTATGTGTTTGTGCATAGATTTAGAAACAGTAATGTAAACTTCGAAGCATACATGCGCACGGGTAACCAGCCAGTTAGATACGAAGTGATCAATGAAGGTTGGAAAGGTAGATTATCTGCGGCTATGAACAGCAGTCAGACCACGATACCAATGAGTGCCGATGACTGTTATTGGTTTCCAAATTCGGGAACTGTGTACATAGATAATGAATTGATTAGTTTTACTGGTAACAGTGGCACAGCATTAACTGGTTGTACTAGAGCCACTACACTGAATCAATTTGTAGCAGGATCATCTAGAACTTTCAGTGCAGGTACAGCTGCCAGTCATGTCATACGCACTGGTGTGATATTGGTCTCTAACACAGTGACTCCAATCATTAGCCACTGGGGTTCAGCATTTATGATAGACGGGCAGTTTGATAGTGATCGTGGTTATATCTTTAACTATGCTGCTACTGGTTTATCAGCATCAACTGACAAAGTCACTGCTTTCTTAATCCGATTGGCACCCAGCGTGAGCAATGCATTAATCGGGGATCTCGGAGAAAGAGAGCTGCTGAATCGTGCGCAGTTGTTGTTATCTGGTATTTCTATTACCAGTGATACTGTTGTAGGTGGTGGTGCTATTGTTATTGAGGGAGTGTTAAATCCCATCAATTATCCCATAAATCCAGCTAATATAACCTGGGGAAGTTTGATCACACAGGCTGCTGGCGGACAACCTAGTTTTGCACAGGTGGCAAGTGGTGGCTCTGTAACATGGAGTGGTGGATTAACAACTACTACCTCAACTGTGCAAGGCGCATTCAGTACCACTCTAACTGCTCCCGGCATTGCATCAGCGAGCAACAGTCTCACTGCTGTGAGTTTTAGTGCTACTACTCAGACTATTTCAGCTGCCAGCTTTGGACAGACTGTTACTGCATTAGGATTTAACTTTAATCAACCTTATGGCAACAATACCTATGTTAGAGCTACGTCTACTAGCAGAAATGATATCCTTATCACTGATATTGAGTATAATGCGCTGACTACGCCATTAGCTGTGGGTAATGCAGTAAGTGGAACAGGAATTGCTAGTGGTACTACTATCAGCAGCATAACCACAAGCTATCTAGGCGGTGTGTATACACGCATAGTACTCAGTCAATTTATGAACATAAACAGTCCAAATGGCTCGGGTAACAACGTAACCATACAGATCAACGGTACATATGGTCGAGCTCTATCTACATCAAGAACAGATTTTCTAATCACACAGTCGTCATATGCTGCATTAACCACAACTATAGGCAGTTCAGACCCACTGTCAGCGGCCAATATTTCAGGTCGAACCATATCAAGTGTAACTGAAAATTATATAACAATAAACAGTGTTGCCTATGCTAGAGTCATAATGAGTGGCAATGCCAATTCTAACAGCACCCTAGCTGCCAGCGACGGTGCGAATGATATCACCGTCACAGTGACCAGCAGTGTTGCTACACGATTCAACACAGCAATATCTAGCAGCAGAAATGATTTCTTAGTTACACAGTCTCAATATGCAGGCGGTACAGCAGCGACAACTGACGTGCTGAGTGCGGCTACAGTGTTGACCGGTGGCCAAACCATATCTAGTATAACTCCTAATTATTGGACTATAGGCAGCACAGCCTATGCTAGAATTACCATGAGTGGTAATGGTACAGCCACTAGCACCGCTGGTACAGGCAACAATGTCTCAGTAACCGCCACAAGTTCTATAACAGCCACATATGGATCAGCTATATCGTCTTCAAGAAGTGATTTTTTAATCCCCAACAGCACTGCTACTGGATCAGGAATAGCTGTTAATGATGTACTAAGTATTTCAAGCACAGGTACCACACTTTCTACTGTGGCAATTACAGGCTCAGCGGGTCAATTTAGTTGTGCATCAACATATCTTGCTGTTGGTATGAGGGTTACAATTAGTGGCACCCTTGGTGGTGGCGGATCTATTACTGGCTATGCAAATCCTACAACCTATAGAATTTCTGCTACTAACGGTTCAACAACATTTACATTAACTACCACAGGCGGTACTGCTATTGTCACAAGTGCGGGCACACCCACAGGATTAACTTATTCCCTACTGACATTTATCAGCGGCAGTCAAACTATTACCAGCATCACTCCTAGCTATGTTACAATCAGTTCAACTGCCTATACTAGAATTGTGATGAGTGCAAATGCTAATCTCACTTCCGCATCAGGTTCTGGCAATGATGTAGTGGTAACTATCACTGCTGCTCTTTCTGCTGCTTCGTATGTGAACAAAAACTATCTGTTCTTTACATCTGGATCTTGGCTGGCCAGCGGTGCAGGAGTCAACACTAAATTAGCTAGTTCTAACACGCAGTTTGCAGCTGGAACCAGTATTACAGCAGTAGAATCAAGAACCTACGGAGCTACCACTGTTTACAGAATCGTGTTCAGTCAAGCAGCTAATACCACTATCGCGGCAGCAGCTACTATCACATGGCAGTTTGGTGCTCAATATGCACTACCAGGAGAACAGGTATTCTCCTTTATTGCCAATCCGGGCGAAACTGCAGAATTGAGTCTAGAAGCGTTGAAAGAATTAACTTCTACGGCAATTGGTGGACGAGGTACTTTCCCCAACGGTCCAGACGTACTGGCCATTAATGTGTACAAGGTAGCAGGTACAGCAACACCTACTAACATTATTTTGCGTTGGGGCGAAGCGCAGGCTTGATTAATAGCTATTTTTATTGTAGTATATAGACAGTGTAAATAAAGCATAGGACACGGAATGAAACTGAAAACAAGATCGATATTACAGGAACTCAACGAAATAGCTGAAATCCGCAACAAGGATGAGCTGTTTGAAAGCCGCGCCACTAATATCATCAATTCAGCAATCAATCTGTTAGAAACGCTGAAAAAACACTATACAGCAGAGCAAGCAGATGAGCTAGAACGCAGACTGTTGAATGCTATCCGTGGGCAGGATCCTGCCAAATTCACACGGGGCATACGCAAGATCGCAGAATCAAAAAGAACCAAGAGACCGTTAGATGAAGCATAATACTCTATTAGAAGGCGGCAATGTATTCAAAGGCCCAGACAAGCAGCCTCTGACACAACGCATAGCCACTGCAGATGTAGAAAGCACTGTGGACTATATCGAAAAGATCACTGGGCTAGACTTTACCAAAGAGAAAGATCTAGACGATAAAAAGCCAGTCAAATGGTTGGGCACCACTGGACGTAAAGAAGACCCAGATGGCACTTTTGAACGCAACAGTTCGGGCGATCTAGACCTCAGCGTAGATGCCAATGAAGTAGACAAACGAACCTTTGCCGACAAACTAATATCACAATTTGGCAAAGAGAACGTCAAACTCAGCGGAGACAACGTGCATTGGAAGGTACCTATCAACGGAGATAGTGCCAACGGATTTGTACAGGCTGACTTTATGTTTTCAGCCAATCCTACATTTCAACAAGGATCAATGATCAGTGGTGGTGGAGAATATCGCGGTGAACACCGTCACATTCTATTGAGTTCAATCGCCAGGGCTCGTGGTATCAAATACAGTCCCAAGCATGGAATATTAAATCCTCAAACTGATGAACTCTTACCCAACGGTAATGACTGGAATCAAATTGCCAAAGAACTGTTGGGACAAACTGCCACAGTCAAAGACATACGATCAGTAGATGCTATCCTTACCTATATTAAAAAACTTCCCAACTACGAAGAATTAATCGCAGGTGCTAGAGAGACACTGGGCAAACAGGGAATCGAATTGCCAAAGAACGAAGCTTTTGAAAGCTACCAACCCGGCAGTATTGGTTGGATGCGCAGAATGATAAATCTTACAAAATGAGAGCATTTGAATTTTTGACAGAAGACGAAGCACCTGCTCCTAAGAAAGTAGGCAGAGAATTCAATCACCTAGAAGACCTTGTGTTCACAGAAACCAATGGTGCAGTCAAGGCCATACAGATACTCAAAGACCTAGCTAAACCTGAAACCAGTATAACCATCAAGTGGGACGGCAATCCCACAGTATACTGGGGACGTGATGATGACGGCACATTCCGCATGGTTGGCAAGAACAATTGGGGTCGTGAAGAAGGCAAAAGCAGCTCCCCAGACGAACTGAAATCATTTATAATGAGTCGTGGCAAAGGTGAAGAATGGAGGCCTAAGTTTGCCGGCGATATGGCAGCACTGTGGCCTATATTTGAAGCAGCCACTCCTAAGGATTGGCGTGGCTATGTCTACGGAGACATCTTGTTTCACCCAGGCAAGTCATACATAGGTGCAGATGGCCGCATCTCGTTCACTCCTAATCAAACCACTTATTCAGTTATGGTCAACAGCGACACAGGTCGAGCACTGGCCAAGGCCAAAGTAGCCGTGGCAGCTCACAAGGTATTCAGTTATTTTGGAGACAAGAGTGGAGAAGACTTTGATGATCCAGAACTGTTTAATAACACTCCAGCACTTGAGGTGTTTGGACTTACAACAGTCAGTCATAGACCAGCTGTGGGTGCAGAGAATCTAGCTAAGATAGAAGCCTTGGCCAAGAATCAGTCAAAGATCAACAGTCTACTGGCTCCTGTCACAGGCATGGGTTATCTACAGTCAGAGATCTATACCTTTGTGAATACTCAGAGCAAGGCCAAACAGCTGGACATGATCAACACTGAAGCGTTTATGAATTTTGTGGGAAAAACTCCTGCCAAAGCTCAGAAGATCGCTGCGCACAGTGAACGTCATCCTGGAGTTATGGATCTGCTGTTTGAACTGGTGCGTGAGATTATGTCAGCTAAAGATGAAGTGATCCGTGAACTGGATGCTGCTGAAGGTGAAATCACTGCTAACACAGGCGGAAAACCCGGCGGTGAGGGCTATGTTGCAGCTGGTACAAAACTAGTACCACGTGATCGTTGGACTCCTTTTAGAGCTGATTAACTGTTCAAAACACCTGATTTTTTCAATCCAATATAAATACTATGCCGGCCTCTGAGCGAGGTCATTGATTAAGGAGAAAATATCATGGCAGACATTACAACAGTAGCACAAATTTATGACAACGCTGGTGCAGAAATCCAAGCAGCTCGCGTAGGTGCAAACGCATTCAAATTTGTTGATCCAGCATCACAGTTCAGCACACGTAAATTACGTTTCGTTAAGATCGTCAACGGTGGCGACTTAACAAGTGGCGACTTCACTACTAGCAAAGCAAGCACTAACAGCAACCTAGCCAGAGCAGTTCGTTGTGCTCAGAACTATGGTGAGATTTATGTAATTGGTACACCGTCAGCAACTGGTTTGATCGTTGGTTACGCAGACGACACACTCAACGACGGTTCAACAGCAAGCCCATCAGCATCTGACGCATCTTATGGTAAGTTAGAAGCTGAACTTACAGCAGCAGTTGGTGGCACACACACTGTTACAACAGTTGTTCCAACAGGTATCACATTCGCTTAATTTAAATTAAGTTTATTCTCAGGGATGGGAAGCATTAAAGCGCCGCAAGGCGCTTTTTTGTGGGTTGAAATTCTGTGAGTTAAATACACACATAATGGCACGCTATCAACTCGTTACCCTCATAGATATTACTCGAAGTCATCCTGCAAGAGAAGAAACTGACAAGATTAAACTTGGCCAGCAGGCCAACTTCAACAGCCTACTACAGGCCATAGGTCTAAGGTCTAACGTGATGTGGCTGCGTGATCCAAAGCAACACACAGGAAGGTTACCGGAACCAGCCCAAGGCAAAGCCACGCATTGGATCTGGGAGTTTGACTGCGAGCGCGATGAGGTATTTTCACAGGACAATGATCCGGTTTATCTTTTGGTGCATGATCTTAATCATGTACCTGTGATTGTTGATTTAGAAAACAGTGAAGACATAACCCCAGCAGCGTTCCAGACTCGAGGTGACATGATAAATACCTGGATAACGATGATTTAGGCAAAGTGTATTTCTACACAGTTAGCATAAATACTAGTTCAAAGGCAATCATTAGGCATTCAATCATATCATAGGCACATGGCTCGGAGCGAGCACTTGACTTATCACATTGGAGACGGCCTAATGCCTACAGTAGCAGAACGTGTTGGAATAGTAGAAACGCAGGTTACAAATCTTGACGAAAAACTGGACGAACTCAAGGTTGATGTCAAAGATCTTCACGATTGCCTAGATAAAACCCGTGACGGACTCACTGAGAAATTAAATCACATGTATGAAGCCTCCTGCACACAGCATGCAGAACTGGGCAAAAAACTCAGTGAACTAGAAAGAAGCAAGAACAAGATGACGATGTATGGCATGGTAGGCATGGCATTCATAGCTGGTCTAGGATGGACTGGACAGCTGAATCTACAGACTATACTCAAGTTCTTCGGAGCGTAACGCAACACCACTTAAATAAGGACCATAGGTCCTTTTTTTATGACACAAATCAGCCGTAGACTAGAACACATAGTTCGCAAAGAACTACTGCAAAATCCCATACCAGTTCGAATCACGGAAGGTATTCTTGTAGGTGATGTGCTGATACAGAGTCAAGGTCATATCAAAAACCTCTTGCGTAACGGAGAGATCATTTACGGAGAAATACATCTCAATGCAGCGGCCATCAAAATAGCCAATCTCATGTGCCTACGTCAACATTCGTTGATTATAGATCGCATCTATGCCGCAGATCAAGACTACGGGCGCTGGTTCACTGACAGCCAACTACTGCGTAATCAATATCAAAAGGCCAAAGACTCAGGGGATCATGACCGTGCAGACATACTGTGGGCTCGATACACGGAAAGCAGAGATCGCACGATTGCTGCTAAAAACCTAGCAGACTCTTTGACCAAATCCTGAATAAATATACTATAAAATCTGGACCCTTAAAACTATGAAAACCACAGACCTTTTTAAATCTAATCGATCAGCCAAAAGGCTTAACGAATCTTTAGAAAAAACATTTGGAACAAAGATCAATTTTCAAGACTTCGACACACCAAAGCTAGAAGACGCTAGAAACAAACTGCGCACACAGATCCACGATGCACGTAGCCAAAGCGGATTCAATGAAACCATCGAAAATGAAACCCTAACCAAAGCTCAATGGATGCACGATGCTATAGTATCTGAATTAGCAGAACGTGAAGAATACATAGTGGATACCACAACTGATGAGAATTACGAAAGTATGTGGGCAGACGCAGACATAGAGGAAGGCTCAGGTATCGACAGAAAAGAATTAATGGATATCCTTAAACGATTTGACGAAAACATGAACGAAATCGGCGGTTATGGTGATCCAGATTTCGATAAAATTCTAGCTGCTCTAAACCAAGGTGATGTTGAATCAGCTGTGGAAGAAGTATATGGAAATTATAGCGATCAAGACGGTGGCGAACTGCGTGACATGGACGACTACATAGAAGATCTCGAATACGAATTCAAAGACCTAGCAGGTGTATCAGATGACGA